TGTTTGTTTTCAAATGGTACAAATTCTATATTAGACACTTTCAGTCTCCAATCTAGGATAGATACCCAGGATAGTCATTGGTAATGCTTGAGGTTGCTGAACATAAACTAATCCTTCAGTTCCGTAACCCGTATCGAATTCGATTGTTTTATCTCCAGTAAATAATGGAATAGGTAAATTCATTGGAGATCCAGAAGCTCTAAAATCTATTGCAGTTAAGTTAGCTGCATTTGGCCCCACACTAGCTCCTACTGTATCTTGAAATCTAATGGATAAATCGTAAATTCTTTTTGTTTTAGTTTGTGTTGTCTCTGTATAACCTTCATCTAATCTCATTGTTTGTAGATCTGAAGAATATAGTAAACCAACTTTAGCTTGTTCAGTTGCATTATCTAAAGTTATTCCACCGCTAGCAGATACAGTTTTTGAAGTTTGAGTTGAACCTTCGCCAATGACATCTACAACTTCTCCAACTAAATGAGTTAAACCAGATAATGTAGATGTGTCATCGCCAACATAACTTAATCCACTATCCAGGTAATGAAATGCAGTTACATCTTCTGAAAAATCAAATGGAGTAAAGTATTCTACATAACGTCTTACAGCTCCGTTAATCCATCTTTGAACAATAACCCAAACTTGATCTTCATCGGTATCGCCATCAATAACAGCAACACTTTCAACTTTGGCATGAGTTAAAATATTATCAGTTTGCTCTGAAGTATGAGCTGAAGTTAAACTAACAACTGTTGTTAAAGTTTTATTAGAATAAAGTTTAAATTGGTTGTTATCTATTTTTTCAATATAATATTTTGTATTTTCTGATAATCCGCCAATAGCTGTACCCGTATTATCATAATAAAATATATCTCCAGTTTTAAAACCATGAGATACAGAATAAATAAAATTAGATGAGATATTTACGCCTTGATAAATAAATTGAGTGGTATCGGAGCTTGGAGCTGAAGTTAAATTGATAGCCGTACCAGCTGTAGCATTGGTAGCTGTGGTTGCCAGTTTAATTGTATTACCATCTGTTGCAATAACATAATAAAGTGATGAAATATTTAATCCACCAATAACATTAGATGCAGCATAATAATAAACTGGATCGCCAGTTGATAAACCATGAGATGATAAAGTAATTGTGTTGTTAGTTGTGCTAACTATTGTTGAATTGGAAGTAAAAGAAATTTGTTGTTGAATAATATTTTTAGTCGTATCAGATTTACCACCTAATATATGACGATGCCAGGCGACAACATTTTCTAATCTATTGTAAGTTAAACCAGATAATACTCCGTCTGTTCTTGCAGCCCATACGACAGAATGCGGTTCTTGTTGGTAATCCATTTGAACTACGCCAGTTTCGGTTATATGATTTGCAAGTATAGTTAAGTCTGGCGCAACGTAACCATCTGTATCAAAGTTATAAGCAAGTTCTCTAATTTTTCTTTTAGCACGTTGTAAAAATATAGTTGCGTTACCAATAGATAAAGCATCAACACCCGCTGAACCATAGTTAGATTGTTTTACGATTGAAATATTTGTAGGTGTAATGGCAGATGCGTTTCCAGCAGATACAGAATATTCTCCACCCGTTGTCATTACAATTAAAGTTCTTGTAGCCTTCATAGATTTAATTGCATTAACTTGATTTGATGCGATTGTGTAAACCATAGCATCATCATCGTTAGTACCAGCAGACATATTTTCATAGTCTCCAGATTTAGAAAAAAAGATAGTTTGAGGTTGATCGTTAGTTGCTGAAAATACTAGACGTTGTTCAAAAAAAGACACCGAGGATGGAAAACCATTAGTATCAGAAAATGATCCTAATTGAAAAGCTACTGTAGCATCTGTATTGGTAAAAGCGTCAACGATTGTAGCAACGGCTACTGTAGAGTTTGTTCGAGCTGTAATCTTTGCAGTACCACCATTAAATTTTACAATTCTTCCAACATCTGTAGTAAGCCAGCCTTGATCGTTGTTTACACCCGTAGTTGCAGATAGCGTTAAGGTTTTACCAGTAGCAGCTGCGGCTTGTTGTGGAGTAATAGTAGTTGCTGTAGTGTTTGCATCAAAATATGGCCCCGTAACTCCAAAATCTACTTCATCTAAACTCCATGAAGTGTGACCCGTTCTTGAAAGTTTTGTAGGTTCGTGATCGGGATGGCAGATATACATAACGTCTGCGGATTGTGCAAATTTTAAATCAAAAAGTTGTGCAGTAGTATATTCAGTTGTAATTTGGTAAATTCTATTTGCTATACCACCAGATGAATAAGTAGTAAACGCAGACGAGTTAATATCTGTACCATCAACATTTTGTAACTCAAAAGTATTGGTAGTTTTGTCAGCAACTTTAAAAGTTGTGTTGTTTACTTCTGTCATTCCTACAACACCAGAAATATTTACAAAATCTCCGTTAGAAAAACCATGGCTACTTGATGTAACTACAGCTGGGTTAGCTTTTGTAATTGCAGAAATAGTTTTATTACTTTCAACTATTTGGCCACTATCTTTAAAAAATCTGATATAATTGTTACCCAATTCTAAAACGTAAGTTTGTTCAGTTGAGAATGTAAATGGTATTAATCTAGTTTTTTGTGAAGATGTTTTTATTTCAGATACAAAATAAGTTCCTGGCCGTCTAGTAACTGGCCCGTGAGGTAATACAACAAAGTTTTCTATATTTGTTGCGCCATTAAAATATTTGGCAAAGTCTGTTCTACCCTCCATAGAGGATGAAAGCTCCCCAGCCGTAAAGCTCGGTATGCTTAAAAGTTGTTTAGGCATAATTAGTATCTACTGTTTATGAAATCGTCTGTTATTACTTGATCTGTATTACCTAGTGTTGGATCTGTATTATATCCTTCGCTAGCGTCTGTATGTTTTGCTTCTGATAATTTTGCTTGATATTTTTCTCCCATTAATTTTGTAACTTGTAAGTTTGCAGTTATGGCATAAGAAATATCTTGTGCTAAATGAGCTGATATTGTTTCTCTTAATAAAACATCTAATTCATTAACGTCAGTAATCTGCGCTAAATAAATTAAATAAACATCTGCTTCATTTATTAATAATTTTCTTCCTTCAATCTTATAGTCAGCATCATAATCTTTAATTTGTAATACACGCAAGCAATCACTCGGTAATGTATATTGATATGAAAAACCCCAAGCTGGAGTTGCAGTATCTTGCGCTAATTGAACTCTTTTAACTAAACAATTCCAGGGATGAGATCTAAATACTGCGTCTCTTACTGTTTCATATCTTTCATTGCATAATCTTGCGTTTTTAGAATTTTCAGTAAGAGCTGTTATAGAACTAGCTCCTAATTGATTTAATGCAGAGTTACAAATTTGTATTACAGATGCCATTTATTATGCCTTTGCTGTTTTAGCAGATCTTCTAAAGTTTGCTGCTGTTGGTGCGCCTTTACTTCCAGGCTTTCTCATTTTTTCTTTACTACCCGCTTTAATTCTAGCTCGTTTAGCGTGTATGTTTGCGTATAATCCAGGTTTTGCCATGTTATTCCTTTGTTATATATTTGCGTCTTAACTTTCTTGGTTTAACCAAAGCAAATATTTCAGCTTCAGTTAATTCTTGTTTCGTATCAAAACCATAGTGGTTTTTGTTATCGTGTTTAAATCGATCAACTAAAACATATCGGTAAATATGATTGCCACTCTTAAAGTGTAATACAAGTTTTGGTTTATCGATTTTCTTTGTCATGCACTCTAGGCGGGATCCACTCTCGCTTCCCCCGCCTAAAATTTTATTGTATTAATTTACAACGTATGAAATGTTCCAAGACATAGTTCCAGCAGTTTGACCATCAGCAGCCATTGTAGCCGCCACATAGTAATATCCGCCTGGATCAGAGCTGTCTCCAGCTAATTCCCACATCTTTTTTCCAGCTGTATCTATATTAGCAGCTTCAAAACGAACATCCGCCATTCCAGCAGCATCAGCTACTAAACTTGCGAATACATCTTCGTCTTTAACTACGCCAGCTGAAGTGTATATCCCTACATTGAAAGTACACGAACCGCCAAGTGTGTCTGAACCAATAAATAAACTTGGTACAGCAGCGTTACTTGGGATTGGTGCTAACATAACAATATCGTTATCGTCACTATCGCCAGATGCTAATTCTACAGTTCCATGAGCTGTTCTTAAAACGCCATGTAATTCAGCAGAGTTGTTAGCAACTGAAGGAGACGCTTCGAAATTTGCTACTAGATCAGTATTTTTAGTTCCCATATTTCTATCCTCCTATTATGCTTCGTGACAAGGGATTTGAACAACTTTCTTTTCTTCCATTCTTACAGCACCTAGTGACATACAATAGTACACTTGTGTTGAGTAAGACTTGTCAGCTCTTTCAGAAATTTTTGCAGCAATATCCTTACCAATACCTAATTTAATGGCATCTTCAGTATAAGCAAAAACTAATCTGTCAGAAGTATTAGTTGCATCCTTGTTCAGTCTTGTTGACATTATAAATTCAAATCCTAGGAATGAATTAACTTCTCCAGTTGATAAAGCTCTAACTGTATTAAAGTCAGCACTTGTAACTGAAGTTGTACCTAATAGATCTGATATTTGTTGTGGCCCGCAAACAATGTATCTCTTTAAAGANGGATCAACATCGTTATTATCCATGATTTTCTTCGCAGACAAAAGTTTAGCAATAGTCAAACCATCTGATTGATCTGAAGTTGCAGTTTTTTGCGTTGAAGGTAAATCAGTAGATGTACCACCAGCTACACCAGTATTTGCAGACGCATTCATCGCTGTAATAATTACATCGTCAATACTTCTGTTCATAGCTGCGGCAGCTGCTTTCGCGTAAGAACTTGTTGGATCTACAAGCATTCTAACTTTGTCAACATCGTCAACTAAATCAGCCCACTCGTAATCTGCCAAGCTCAATCTTCTTCTGCTGTGCGGAGTATCGATCTGAGGTGTATCGCCATGTCTGCTCGTTCTTATTTGAGCAGCAGTAACGCCTACTTGATCGAAAAAGGCATTTTTGCCATTAATATTTTCCACATCAACAGAACCTCTAAGTTTACTTCCCATTTGTTGAGAAAGCATAGTTACATTTGAACTATACTGCTCCACAAAAGAAGTAGTAATTTGAATAGACATACTATTCTCCTCTTGGTTATGTTTATGTTTAAGTTAAACGGCTGATTATCCTTGCGGGTCGAAACCTGGCTTTTACATCTTGTAGATGTTAGTCTTTCCTAATGTCTTTCGGGGTCTATCGATTATCCCGATATTTCAGCTATACTTGATTTTTTTTTTCTCGTAAAGCTAAATTTTTTAAACACTTTCTTCGTTATTTTTTTTATGAATTAATGCTTTTACTTCTGCAACAGCTGCATCATGGTTAGGATGTTTATTATTCCAATAAGCAGATCCAGCTTGTGTTAAATTACCAATTTCTTTTTCTATTTGTGCTGGTGTTTGATAATTTGGCCCAGAAGATTGCGTAATACTATCTTCTCCCATTTTTGCTGCTAATTCTGCAAATGCTTTAATCATAACTGGATGATCTCCAAGTTTAGTTCCATCTGCTAAATTAGTATCAAACAATGCACTAGCTCCCACAGTTTGTGCAAGATTAGAAGCCTGGTTTATTTTTTGATCGTATGCTTGACCCCATTCTTGTTTTAGTTCTTTAGTACTGTTTTCTCTAGCTGCTACAGCAACACTATCTTGATCTTGTTGTATTTTAGACATTGCATCATTATAAAATTTAACAACACCATTTGCTTGACCAGGAAGTAATCCAAGTTTATGCGCTTGATTTGAAAAACTATTTAATGCTTCAGCATCTAAATTTTGATCTTCTGGTAAATCATATTTATATCCAGATGGATCTTCGGGTCTGCCAAGTCTTTGATAAACTGCATCCCAATCTTTTTCTGTTGCAAATTTATTAGGTACTGGAATTTTGTCAGCTCCTACTAATTTTTGTGCATGAACATAAGACTTTGCTAAACCTTCAATATCTTTAATATTTTCTAAAGATTTATCAGCTCTTATTTCTTCCGAAAGACTTGCTTTCCAATCTGTTGCAACTGTTTCGGCTGTTAATGTTGTATCGTTTGCTGGTGTTTCTACAGACACTTGACTTGTTGGTTCAACTGCTACCTGGTTTGTTTCACTACTCATTTATCCTCCGTGGGTTTTTTGTTGAGCATATTATTAATAAACAAGACTACAAATCTTGTTCCTTCTAAAAATGCACTTTCATGGCTATCGTTTTTAACGTGTGACGTAGTATAAAAGCTGCATCTTTTTTTTAGATCTTCTAAAACTTTTTCTCCAGTTTCAGATCCAAAAGTTTGCTTGTAAGCGAGTTCTAATTTTTTAATATCTTTATTGTTCATTTAGAACCTTTAAAGCTGGAGCTACTTTACCAGCACTTTCCGCTACTTGTTGAGCTTGTTGTAATTGCATTTGTTCCATTTCTTGTTGTTGTTTTTGCTGTTGCATTTGTTGTACTTCAGCTTTTGATCTCATAATTTTAGCTGGCAATCCTAATACTTCCTGGATGTGTGAAACTAAACCATCAATATCTATGTAATCAAAAACGGGAGCTATATTTTGCATTGATCCAAATATTTCTATTCCTCTCATAACTGAAGATAGCTCCTGGCTTTTTTGTGCTTTTGCCAATGGAGATACATATTCAATTTCTACATCTTGATCGCCAATTTCTTCTGGTAGTGGCGGTAGTTTATTATTTTTAAATAATAAATTAAATGATCTAGTAATTAATGGCTGCAATAGTTCAGATTGTAATCTGCCTAACACGGGGCCAAGTAATCTCATTTTTTCTTCAGTTCTTTGTAAAACTTCTGTAGCTGTCATGTTTTGATTACCAGTTGTCATTAACTGATCTACAAAAAAGTTTTCTCTAATAGCTTTTCTTCTTTGTTCTTCCATGTTTAAACCAAGAGGATTGTTTGAACCTATTTGTAATGGTTCAATTCTTTCTCTAGTACCAGATCTATAAAAGTTTAATCCGCCTGGTACAGTTCTAATAGGTAAAATAAAACCATCATCGGGAACCATTAAAGGTGGATCAATTTGCTTTTGAGCTGCCTTGATAGTTGTTTTAGACATTGTGTTTAACATTTTCGTATCAGGCAACGCGTTCATTGCTGGAGATCTGCCATATACTTCGTTAGATGAAGATTTTAAATAACGAGGAACTACATAAGGAAATTCTTTAAATCCACTTTCTCTTAATAGAGTTCCAGTTTTTTCGTGAACATGACAAGAAACATAATCCATATTTTTTGAATTATCGTAACCCATTGGTTTATCATTTGGATAAACAGAATGAATTATAGTTGTGTCATCATAAGGAGATTTATCTATATCAGTTAAGATTGCTCTTGGTAGATTAGCATCTGCATATAATGCGGGTATGTTTTTATTTTTAATTTGAAATTTTCTAGTTAAGCTATCAACTAAACCTTTTTCATTTTCCGTGATAAATAATTCTGAAATATGTAAAGTTTTAAATCTTAAATCATCTTTAACATCATCTGTAATAAACATAGCAGACGTACCAAACGCTAGCAGCTCATGGTATAATTCAAAAATTTCTTGTTGAAAGTTTGATCGTGCAAACACTTGCTGCATAATTTTGGATACAGTTTCTAACCATTCATTTGCTGCATCATTGTCAGCTGCCATTTGGTTTCTAAATTTTAAAACAAACCATGGAGAAATAGTATTAGTCAACATACCATTTAAAGATGAAGATAATAATTCTAAAGCATGAGTAGCTGTACCATCGAATATTTGATCGTGACGTTTATCGCCTTTAGTATGTTTTTCTGTAATGTTAGCTTTTCTTGGTAAAAAATAATCTGCAATCTCTTGCCAATGATCTTCCCAGGTAACTCTTTGTGCTTTGAGAGTTTTATATCTCTCCATTACCATTTTTGCTTTTGGATCTTGTGCCATCTATGCTCCCAATGTTTTCTTTGTTGTGTTAGCTGTTGAACTGCCTAAACCATCTGGATTATTTAAAATAGTTTGTGATCTACCTTTTTTTTTGTTAGCAACTAAAATTTCGTCAGCAGACATTGTTGTTGAACTAGCTTGTGTAACTTCTGCATTTGTTGGAGGAGTTACGGGTTGTGTTAAATTAGTTCCAGCATTAGCATTATTGTCTAAAACAGTTTGGTTATAATTATCGTTGCCACCACCAGTATTAGTTACTTCCCTACCATAAGCATCTACTTCGCCTCTACCTCTAGCTCTTATGTAATCTTCATAATTATCATATTTACTTTTGCCAGCTTTTTTAACTTTGGTATCAAAAAAATCTCTATTAACTTTTTCTGTGTATTTAGATAGGGGATTATTTTTTATAGCATTTAATATTAATCCTCCACTTTCTGCTGCTTTTTCAAGAACATTTTTTTTCTTTACTTTGCCATCTTTAGTTGTTTTGTAATTTTTTTTAAATTGTGTTGAATAAGTATCTTGTTTTTTATCGTCTGAGGTATCTGATCCTCCAGTTGATGCTCCACCCATATTATCCTCCTAACATTTTCTTTTTAGTTGTTAGCTCGTCATCTTCCAAGCCATCAGCTGTTGTTAATATTGTTGAACTTCTACCTTTTCTATTTCTTCTAATAGCAGCTCTTTTTTCTTCCGCTTCTTTTGCTCTTTCTGGATCTTCCGCCTTTGGTGGTTCTGGCAAAGGTGTTGGTTCTGGTATCGCTGGCATTGCTGGCGGTTTTGGCATTAAAAATCCCATAATTATTTCTCCTGGTGTATTGTATATTCGCTTTCGGCTGTTTGTTGTTCAGCCATTTTTTGTCTTGGTAATTCCGATAAAGATATAGCCATGTATCTTGCAGCATCGCAAGCGTGTGAGCTAAAATCCTTAACGGGTTTTGCACTAAAAATTCTCATCTTGTCGTTAAACTTTCGATGATGATGTCTTAATGCAGCTACTAATGGTTTAGTCGTTTCTGCGTCAAACCAACATTTAGGTAACACCATTTTTAAATTGTGTATGCCATCTTCTAATGGAAGTTTTGGCAGTACCCTAAATCTTATTCCTAATTGATAAGCAACCTCTCGTCTTGTCTTACCATTACTAAATTCTGTTACTTCTATATCGTGTGGCGCATAGTGTTCGCCATAAACATAATCTTTATCTTTTATGTATTGAACATAATGCGGCAAGCCTTCTTTATTGTTTTCATAAAAATCAATAATCATTATTTGATTACCAACTTGTTGAAAAAATATTATTGCGGTGTTGTCTCCGTAACCTAGATCCCATGCTGTATTAACTAATAGCGATGGATCATAAGCGATCCTGGTTATCTGTTTATTATCTTCTAGTTTCTGTATTATGTTTCCATAAATAGAACCCGTCACGTTTGCTACCCAATCGCACTCAAACTCCTGGAGGAATTTGCTCTCCCCCATCTGTGCTTTAGCAGCATCTAATTCTTCTTGCTCTACCAAATTTGTTTCCGATGCTTTAGCTGTGTAAGCTAACCACTTTGGATCGCTTAATGCGTATTGGTATAAGTCATAAAATATATTACTCATCCCAGCTGGTGTCGAAATAAAATAAGCGAACCCATGTCTGTCAGAAATAGCGGGTCTTAATATTTCGTGCCAAAGTTTCGGGTTCATCTGGCTAACCTCATCGACACAAATTCCGTCAGCGTAAATTCCTCTGATACGATCTGGATCCTCTCCAGACATCAATGTTATTCTTGCGCCATTGGGGAAGTCGCATCTTAACTCGGTTTCGTTAAATGTAGTACCAGGAATACATCCAGCGTATTGCTTTAGATAATCCCAGCAAACCCTTTTGATTGAAACAAATGTTGGCCCGATCAGATAATACCTTGGGTTTTTCTTGTCATTTGTAAGAGCTTTCTTAATCAAATGAAGTATAACCAATATTGTTTTGCCAAACCTACGATGGCAATTTAAAACCGCGAACCTATGTTTATCCAAATCCTCATGCAGCTTCGCTTGTAATGGCCGAGGCGTATAAGGTATTTGGATGTGCATTATAAAATTATAGCAATTACAATAATAGCAGCAGCAATTACAACAGCTGCTTTTTTATTTCTGCTCCAGCTATTCCATTTTTTAATTATTTTTTCCATGTTTCTCCTAGTGTAGTGTGGGTAGTTCAGTTAAATCTAAAATAGACTTGTACTCAATCCCACTATTTTTCATTAGTGTTTTAACAAAATCATCTGCGTGCCTTGGATCGTCAAACCCATTTAAGTGGATAACCATGCCATTTGTATCTTCGGCCAGGAAAACCATCGCAGTTATCATTTTATTTTTTAATTTGTTATTCATAGTGTGTGTCTGTGTCTGTGTGTTGAACTCCCAACTTATATATACTTAAAAAACGCGGGTGGATTTTGGGGTATACCCCCCTAAATGTTCTTGCAATGTTCTGCTTTTATATGCAAATAACAAGGCTCGTAGGTATAAAACCTACTAACTATTGTTGTTAATCAATATTTATTTACAAACCAAAGAGTAACCAGGGAGTTGATGGCCAATGTTCTTGCTTTGTTCGAACTCATACGCGCTGGCGAGGATCCTGGAGCCGCGTAGAAAAACACGGAGTTTCCCACTTACTTACCCATTCGGTAGGCTCGGAACAGATGTTGTTTGTACTTCTTCCACAATCTTTTTAGCTTCAACCATATCATTAGGATTTCCCCAGCTCACAGTTATTGTCGTATCTTGTTTGATGTCTTGTTGTACTTTGTCGCCAAATGTTTTAGCAGCCAACTTACTAGCCAGCCATCTTATGTGTGAATATTTCTCTCTCAAGAAATGTGTCTCTTGAGGTGTCTTTGGTACTTCCATATCTTCAGCTATTTTATCTAGCAATGTCCAAACGCCAGTTTGTCTTGCTTGCATAATCTTTTCGTGAAGATCTTTGCTATCTCTACAATGTTTATAAACTGTTGATGCGTCTGGTAACTTCTTGTCTTTTGTAATCTTTGATAATGGTTCGCCAAGTTCTAAACGCTTGATGATTTCATCTGTTTGTTTTGTATCCATTGTAATAGTTGTTCTGTTGTATAATTTTTAAATTGTTTTAAATTTTTATAAGCAATCAATTTGCCTTCTAATGTAACAGCTCCCGTTGATGCTCCTCCATGAAACCTACAACGATAATGACCACTCTTTTTTAAATATCCTTTAGCTCTACATTGCTTGCCAGATGTTCTTGCAATACTTTCGCATTGTATTTTTTTAAGAGGATGACCAGCCATAATATTCAGATATTTTTATATCCAACTGTACCTTTTCAATTACTAAATTTGATCTATCTTGTCTATAAGAGTTTTATCCAGCTTACTTTCAAGATTAAATATTGCGTTGATGTATTTCTTCTTAATCGTTACACGATGGCAGCCAAACATTTTACCAAGCGCAACCCAGGAATATCTTTTAGATCTGGCCCAGAGTATCTTACGTTCTTCAAGTTCAACCAGGGGTAATAATTCAGTTATTGTTAAATCCCAGCAATTAATCTGCTTGTTATTGGCACGAAGTTTAAGTTTATCCTTATTATCATGGAACCCGTGATCTCCAGGATCATAACTAAACTTTAAAATATCAAACATTGACGCTGCTTTTGGTATTTTAGGTTTAGGCATAAAGCGTTCAGCCAAGCCAGCTGTATCCAGTATATCCATTAATTTTACACACCTTAACTTCACACAGCCTCCTTGAGAGAGGCATCAAACTTTTTTATCGGTTCGTCTTTCCACTTATGTTTGGCAACCTTATCGCCTCGTTTATTAACATACTCAATATAATGATTATATTCGCCACAGTACTCGTATTGCTCGCCTTCATATTCTATAGTTGTTTGAGAATGATTAGCGGATGGGGGGGAGATAAATTTACCTCTTTGATACTTATTAACATTCCGAGCATTATAGTTATATAAGGATGGTTTTATTAATAAATGTCTCTGTGATACATCGGTGCTATCAAATTGAGACTTCAGCCGTTTTATGCGGTTTTTCTCCAACTCAAATTGCTGCGTTAATAAGTAAAGGTTTGTCGATGATAAGCGTTTTACTGTTATCAATTTTAGTTTGGCAAGATGTTTAATGGATCTGTTAATAGATGCCTTCGACACCCCTAGATCACGCTTAATGGTGGCGTAACGTGGATAACATTTACCATCCTTACTGCTCATAAATGAAACCAAACTGAAATAAACTAATCGATCTATTGGTGTGAGCCTTTTATCCTTTAATATATTTAAATCTCCAACAAAGAAATAACTCACGATAAATCCTTTCTGTTACAAAATAAATCGTGGCGTTCCTGGAGCAGCTCTAATACTTGATACCAATTTTCGGGTAACAATAATGTTTCTTTGCCTTTTGTCGGTGTGAGCTGCGTAATGCGTAAGCTCTCAAGTTCTCTTTTTTTATTTACTTTATAAAAAACCAGGAATGAAGGTAAACCAGCAAGATTGGCTAATGCTTCAGTAGTCGTAGTCGCCTTCCACGTTTGGCCCCGATCAAAACACGTCTCGGCCAGATACAATGGCTCCTTACACTTCTTGCAAATCCCAACTGCATCCATATCAATCATGTAAACTGAATTATCTCTGCACCACTCGGAATATGGATCGCCAACATTAAAATAGTTTCCGTGCATACTTCCCCTGGCCACTACAGATCTCCCTTATTTCTAAACTCTTTGACTTGCTCGTCTAATTTTTTGACTAAATCTTTGTTGCTTTGATTTAAATTTTTATTAATTAATTTGACGTTAGCGTTTTCTTCTGAAAGTCGATCAATATCTTTTTTTAAACTTTCTATTTTATTCTGAAAATCTTTCTTCTCTTTAGCTCTAGCTTTGTTTTGTGTAATAATATCTGGTATTCCCCACCTTGTTTGATCTGTCATTTAAAAGTTATCTCCGTTACATCTTGTACCCAGGCAGCGGGAATAGTATTTAGATTGCCAACTGTTATAGATCCATCTTCTTCAACGATGTAATCGGTAAAGATTGTAATTTTTGATTTTGTTTGAATAATTTTATAGCCAATAGAAATTGCAGTAGCGGGTTCAAGTTTGGCTGCTTTATCAATACTCATCCATGAATTATCAGCTAACGTGTCTAACCACTTGACGATAACCAGTTGATAATCATTTATGTTGCCACTTAATTTTTGTTTCTTTTTATTCATAAAAACTAGAGGGTTTAACTTTGCCGTTTGTTCTTTGTTTTATAATTTCCATAAACTTTGGCCTCGGTATTCTCTCTTTGTTGCACCAACGGAACACAGTAGAGCCAGGCGATGTGCCAGTAATACCAAGTAGATCAGCTAATTTTTTATGTGATAAATTTTTTGATTTTCTAAATTCTTCTAATTGCATAATTATTTTCCGTATATGCATTTAATGTCATATCGTCAACAAATGTGCATATCTAAAATGTGGATAATTGGGTATAAATAACCTTAATTTGCAACCATAAATTACTTATTAAGAAATATATAATTTATTTTAGGTAACTATTGACAAATATACGCCTATTGATTTATAGTTGCCAATATGACAATAGAAAAAATAAAGCTACATATCGTAGATAATAAAAAAGGTAAGCAAGTACATAAAATACAAACAATGGCTTTGTTAAAAAAATTATTAGATGCAAAAGGCTCATCACAATTAGAATTAGCCAATACTTTAGGTAGAGATAAAACTACTGTTAATCGTTGGGTAAAAAATAGCCGTGAAATATCTTGGGATAATGCAGAAAAAATAGCAGCTGTTTTAGGTTGTCATCCAGTAGATATTTACCAACCAAAAAATCAAATACAATTAAAAAATTATGCTAAATGGGATGGAGACGTTTTAGAGTTTGAAAAACAAGAACAGCATTTAATAAGTATTCCTTACGAATATTATCACGAAAATGTAAAAGCTATTCAAATCCAAGCACCTGGATTTCATGCAGATGGAGAAATTTGGTTATTTGATATGCCAATAACAAAAAAGTTTTCAAAACACGCAATAGGTAAACTTTGCTATTTAACAGCATCAAAAACTTTCAAAAAAAAACATGAAAAAAAAGGTACAAAATGCAATCCAGTTATTGCTTTGTTAAGAGCTGAAAGTAATGGCAAGTTAAGTATTGTTAATAGTTATACAGATCAACCATTAAATAATTTATGTGCTAATCTTGATATACAAGATTTAGAGTATGCTACACCAGTTAAAGCAAAATACGATCCAGATTTATATTTTAACACTTTAAAATAAACCATTAGTTGTAATAGACAAATCTCCACCAATAGTTGACATAAAAACATATCTATAGTTGACAGTAAGCTCATAATGTTTACTGATTGTACTAAT